GGATCAGTATTTGCTAATTGGGTAAGAGTAGTTACTGCGTTATTCCCGGTCATTACTGTTGTTACATCATCAAAATAATGATCAATTTCATATCTGCCCGTGTCAAACCTCTCGTTAGAGTATTCCATAAGCTCGCATTTCATATCGTAAACTTGCAATGCACCAGACTGATAGAATACAGACTCGTGTTCAACATAAGTAATTCTGTACATCTTCTGATTTAACGGCATCCAAATAATATCGTTTTCTTTTGGACGAACCTTTTCAGCGTCTTTGCGAGTAACGTGTCTTTCAAAAGTTCTGATTGCTACCGCAAATGTTACTGTGTCTCGTATTTCCAAACCAAAGCGAGACATGAAATCGCCTTCGCCTTCAAACCCATCTACGTTTTTAACATATACTTCAAATTCATACATTTCATCATATAGCGGGGTGTCATTTTCGTTAAAGATAACATCTCTATCTTTATTAAACTCGCCGCTTATATAATCAATGTCAATGCCATAAACTTGAATAGACTCAATTACTAAATCGTCTATTAAGTTCTGTTCATTGAAATTATCGTAATTTCTAAAATATACGTTCGTTGCCATAACTTATCCAATAAAATTATAAGTGAGAGGCTGTAGAGAATTAATTGCGTCCTCTTCCATTTTTTCTCGTTCAGCGCGCGCCTCTTGTAAAATCTGTTCCCCATTAAATTGTACACCACCAACAAGCTGCATGTTTGTAAATTTAGTTAGGTTAAGACCCCATTGTTCTCTCACGAGTACTGAAGCGTAATTTTGTAACCAACGATCTGACCAAACATCGGCGTATTCGTCTGGATCAATAATATCATATGCTTCAACGATAATATATTTTCCAACGCTTAAACTTGATTTTGCAACATCAATATAAAGCTTATTGACATGCTTATTATATCGTACCATTTGTTTTCCTACAAGCATCTCTTGTAAAAACTCTAGGTGCTGCATAGTCATATAATAGTTGGTAATACCATATGATGTAAGGTCCGTAAGGTTATTTAAAACAAATTGGTATTGAACATTAAACATACCAGTACTTGCTGAAATAGAAGTGTTCAAATCAAACACTTTTGAAATTCCAAGAATATTTGGCGGTAACTTGATATATCCGTTGTCTACGTCATTTTGTGTAAGCTCGTGTTTTAAGTAAACCATTTGAGAACCATTGTAATGGTAATCTCTCCAAAACGAAACCGCCTCGTCTACTCTATCTTCAATCTGTTCTTCAGAAACGTTAACTTGAATAACCGGCGCGCCGATTTTTCTTAAGATATAATCTTTAAATTCTTCTCTTGATGCTGGTTGTGGCATTATGCTATCTCGTCTTTTATGACTACTTTAATATAGCCAGTGTTTGGAAAAGTTTCAATTTTACCACTGTTATAAGTAATTTGAAACTCAGCGCTATGAATACCCGTGTTTGCGGTATCGCCAGTTTGCCATTCATATGCAACAATACCTTTTGTACCATTAACAATCGTGCCTACGCCGTTTGTGACTAACGCATTATTTTGCTCGTCTCTCATGTGGAATCTAACCAATGACGCGTCAGCCATAGATTTTACACGACCGTTAGAATCTGTAAGCACAGCTTGAAGCGATGGAGCAGTATCGTTTTGTTTTATATAAAAGCTTGCCGCCATTATTTTTCTCCGCTTTTTCTTATATTTATTAATATTAATATAGTAAAATTTCTACGCCAGTAGCACCATCGCTTATAATTTTTACTGCGTTAGATTCTTTTGGTATCAAATAACCATTAAAGTCGTTATCTATAAATTTCAAAGAATTATCACCAGTTGTACTAAATAAATGCGTGGATAAGTTTGTTCCTTTGCCCTCAACACTAAAATCAAACCCTGTAAGACCATCACCAAGAGAAAATACGAATATGTTTGTATCAAGGATAAAGGGAAGTGTAATATCACCAACACCGGCAACAACAGTTTCAGCAAAACCATTTGCGCTAAACTCAATTCTATTAATCCATTCTGAGCTTAAAAAGCTTTGGATACCAAACTCTAAAAATGAGTTTCCGGTAAATCCAAATGATAAGTCAGCTGAAGCCTGAATAATAGGGGGAGTAATTGCCGCTGAAAATACGAAATCCAACGGTAGTGTTTGCATGTCACCGGTAATTGGAACAAATACATCTGAGTTAAGTGTGTAATCTATCGTTTGCGCAGGCACGCCGCCTGTCACAATAGAAAATCCACCTGCAAAAAAGGTGTAATCTAAGCTTGATGTAAATACTCCGTTTGCGGACATTTAACTAGTCCTTTATGCACCACCGGCAGTAATTGTAAACGCTGTGATTGTGATTTGCTGACCGACTGCAATATTAGTATTATCTAATTGCATGTCTCCGCCTGCACCAGTAGCTGTAATAGTACCTTGCATATGGCATGTTGTTCCGGCGTTGTCATGCAATCTAAAATATCCAGCAGTTCCTGAAGCATCAGCTGATAAGTCTTGCCACGTGCCAGATAGAACAATTGATCCCAAAGCAGGAGTGTCAAGCCAATTGGCAGGTAATACCATAGTTGCTAAAACCGTACCTGTATTTGCTGAACCGCAATCCGCTGGAACTGTGCCCGAGGAAACTGTCATAATTGGATTAGTGCCGATTGTAGTTTCTAGTGCTTGAAGCGTAGCATTCCTAGTGTCTACTGATAACTGAAAAGCCATCCTTTTCTCCCTTTTATTGAGTAAATTATTTCATATATATTTATAAAAATTGCAATATAACCGTTGACAATAAAAGAGAGTGTGTTATAATAGTCTTATCTACTATAAAATAATATGTTTATCTTCTTTCAATATCTTCTTCAGACAACAAATCACCCATCCAAACCTCAATTACTTTAACAGGTCTGTCTCCCACGTTTGATGCTCGATGCCATGTATTGGTAGGAATGTCGATACTGTCACCGGTTGAGTAAACCTTAGATGTTTTGTATCCATTTGGAAACTCAAGATTCATTTCAAGTTTACCATCAACAATATGCCAGTGTTCTGAGCGAACAAAATGTCTTTGGTCTGATAGTGATTTTTTAACATCAATAGACAATTCCTTAACTTTCCAATGACCATTGTTATCAAGGTTACGATATTTACCCCATAGTCTTTGTGTTTCAGGTTTATCCCAGTTTTCAAGCAACCACGATGAGCTATTCTTTTTATCATTACCACCAACACCAAATATAAAACTAATGTCGCATTCATCTTTAAGTTGACGTGCATATTCTACTTCAGGTGTTGTACCTTTTTGACGATCCCCACCATTAGCAAATATGATTTTAGAGTTTCTAGGAAATGTATCTTTGATATGTCTAATAGCTTCACATGCATGGTTTTCGCTATCGTCAAACTCAAAAACACCACCAACACATTTAATTTCTTTAACGATAGCAGATCGTTCAGACATAGGCATAAATGGTTTACCTTTTTTACGAGATAACCATTCATCAGAGTTTAAACCAACCATAAGAATGTCACCGAGTTCTTTGGCAGCTTTAAAATATTCAATATGGCCTGAATGGATTGGATCAAACCCGCCCGTTACGACAACTACTTTCATTCCCATTATAATTTCTCCATCATATAATCCCAAGCAAAGGTAATACCGCTCTTGGATTTCATTTCCTTTTTCTGATGTGCTATTCTAGGATGCACCCACCAGTCTTCATAAGGTGAGCTAGGATCTACCGCGACATCACTTACTAATAGTATATATCCAAGTTTACCTAAAATATCTCTGGATTCTTTTCTAAAATCGTTTCCCCACCAAACTGCGTTATGTTGAAACTGAATAACATCAAATTCGTAATTGTCAAATGGTATATTTTTCAAAGCATTGACTGATGCCTTTTCTGCATTAATTCTAAGAAAATCAATTTTTCTTTCAAAGCAATGTCTAACAAATAACGATTTATAATCAATAGTTTCTGCATCATCTAATATCACATTGCTATTTCTTTTACGAGAGTATATATGGCACATACGCTCAGAATTATCAAGCGATATTCCCTTCCATCCAAACTCTTTTTCAAGCAATAATGTATTATTAAAGAGTTCCGGATGACCTGAACCAAGCTCTATAAATGTACCATTTTCTCTGCCATTAAGCGCAGATAAAACAAACATATCTTGGAAATGACGTGAATGGTTTTCCGTGACTTTGTCTAACCCATCGAATTTATATTTATATCTGTATTCTAATGAACTGTCATAAGCTAACGTACTCGGATACCCGTGCTGAATAAGTAATGCAGTCGCTTCCTTATCAACCTCTTTGTTTAATTTATTCTTATATTTAAGGTCAAAAGCAAGATTTTTAGAACTATCTCTACCATCAGTTTTCCATTTAGCACGTGCATATAATAACTCGAGCATATGATTACCTGGATATTCTAAATCATTATCAGGTGCTACTTCATTAGTAATATTTAATAAACCCATTTTAGAATACATCATGCTTTCTCGCCAATCATTACGGCCAGCTTTAAACTTTGCCATAAAATAATATGCTTCAGGTCTTTCAGGCATAGTTTCAATAGCAATTTTAAGTAGACCTTCTGTAGTGTGATCCCTATCTTTGCTTCTATCAAAAATATGAGAACCGAGAATCATTGACTTGTATTGCACCCACCGCTCATCAAAAATTTTACCTTCAGCCATATCAGCTGCTCTAAGGTAGAAACTAAAAGCTGCGGCACCTTGTTCTAATCTATCGTACTCTTGTGCTAATTTAAAAATTTTAAATGGGTTTTCAAAATCCATTACAACATCAGTTAAAATACTTGTTTTTGTAAAATTCATAATATCAACCCTTATCTATTAAAAAATTATAGAATACATTCTGAGGAACTCTTAAAACAAAGCACGCATTATCTTGGAATCCAAACGAAATAAGAACATCGTTTTTATAGAAACACATTCCAGTTACAAACTCAATATTATAGTCTGTATTTGTAACATGATCATAATAAGTTCCAAGGAAGTGGAATTTTTTATACGCGTGAACTAGATTCCAATCATTATCCCAAATTAAAACTCGGTGACTATAATCTCCATCCTTACGACCAAAGGGATCTCTTAATAAGTTTGTTTCGTGGATAAACGCCATTTGCTGATTTTCGTTAATACGAACAACTTGAGATCCACCTCTAAAATCTCTTTCAAATGGTTGACGCTCATTTTTGTCTACAAATACTTCTTCAGTTGTACCTTCGTCAATATTAAATTTAACGATTTGAATAGGGTTACACCATTTAACAAAGTGAAAGGGTTTATCGTTAATTGGCATCCAATTCTTTTCACAATAAGAACTATCATCGCCAGGGGCTGGAATAGGATGGCGAGATATTTCTCTCCATTCGCCTTCAACAAAATCAATTTGACATAGCTCCATACGACCTTTGCCTTTATCATCATAACAATCTCGACGTACACCACACAAATAATACTTATCATCCCAATTAAATAAACGCGCATCTTCCAAACCAATAAAGTTCCACGTAGGCTTTCCAGTATCGAGAGCCATATTTACTCGTTGAGCATTTAAAAGATTTAAATTAGAATCCAGTTCACACATTACGTTATGTGTTCTGAGTGTTACATCATTTTCAGGATGAACATAGACAAGTGGTCCCCACTGATGCGGGAACTTTTTGCCTTCGGAATGATAAAGGATGTAATTAACGTGTCGTACGTTGAGATGTAATTTTCCATCTTTTTCAAAAATAGATGGATTCATAATACCAGCTTCGTTTCCTAAAACCGATTTTGGTAATAAAATTGGATGTAGTGATCCGCCTCTTTTTAAAGCGTACGTGGCAAATCCACCCATGTGCAAATCATGCATATTAACTCCATAATATAATTTTTAAAAAAGTTACCAACCAGGTTTAACTAGGCGAACCTTTTTCCTCGCAACCTTCCCTGCTAGCGCAGTATCAATCTTATTTATCTGTTCTTCACCTAAAGATTCTTCCAACCAAGCTAATGCAAGAACGTTAGTTACGTCGTTAAGTGCAATGAAATCTGCTGCAGCTTTAGCTTTAGCAGAAAAATAACACGTCCCAACGTAACTTGATGTGGTTCCATCATCATCGGTCGCTATTCTTTTATAATGAATTTGCACAATAGAGTTTTCCAATAGGACTCCGTCGTTATTTAACTCGTCGTCTAACCCTAATCTAGCAATTTTCCAAGAATAATTCACGATAAAATTCCTTTATTCTGATACATCTACTGCAGCACCTTCAGCAGCAACTGCTTCTGGATCTGGTGTGACAGGTGGTGCCCAAGGCATTGGTGTATCAGTCGGGTTGTTGTCATCAATCTGGCGTTGACACTGCTCTAAGATGTGCGCTTTATAACCTGCGTCAGCTTCAACAACAGCTGAAATCCATGCAACAACATCTGCTTCCACCAAGTCAGCAAAGGCTTTAAATGATCCTGCTGGAACAGTTGCGGCACTAAATGGTGTTGCGCCTGAAAACTCTCCGACGTTACCATCTGCGTCTTCACCATGCGCTTTCCAATAAGTTTGTACAACTGCGTTTTGTAATGTTACCCCGTCCGCATTAACCTCATCTTTTACTTTGAGACTTTGGACAGTGTACGTTAATGTAAGAGCCATAATATTTCTCCATTTCTATTATTTGGTGATTATATTTATCTAT